TAGGTGGAAAAGGTTTTCAATGACTGCACCCGAGAGTTGAGCTTTCTTATAGTTGGCTTGAGCCTCTACAAGTGTCTCTTTACTCATCCAGTTGCCGTGGGTGTCAATGACATCTGGCTCATAAATGACTTCATAAGAAATCATCTCTTCCAGACCGCCATCGTTAATTGTGAGTGGTGTGACTTGCAAAACAGATTTGGAAACTTGGTCCAGAGCAGACTGGGGGTCTGCTCCTTTCTCAATAAGCTGATTAGCAGCTTTCATTATCCGACTCTTCTGAATGAGAGTGAGATTGGATAATGTGGAGGGGAGGTTCTTAATACTATCGAAATGCATATCATGCTCCCGTGATAGTTATTTTAGCACTGTTCAAATCCTTTTGCAAGGGCTTTCAGGTACTTGAGTTAGTTGTCCAAATTAGATGTGGAGTTATCTCTAGCAGAGCTGTTCTTGCCAGTACCGTTACCCGAGGTGCCCTGCTTCATTCCATCACCAGAGCGGCTTGTATCCTCACCGAGGATTTTAAGTAAATCTTCCAGAGACATATCGTCATCTACACGGTATCCATCGAAACCACCAACTTCAAGGATCTTATTAATTACCTGTGGGACTTTAGGTAAATAACCGACGGCACCAATACGCTGTACGAATTTAGAGAATTCTTCCATATCTACTTCAGAGATTAAGCCAGATTTAATACGTGGCATATCTGATTGAGGTAGTCGGATGTCATTCATTGCCAATAGTTGAGGAATTAAGTTCTCATTGATACACTCAACAATGATCTCAATATCTCGCTGGACGAAGTGGCTGTGGATCGTCTGTTTTGACTCAGATAGGTTGTAGGAACCGCCTTTGTCATTACCTACGTTCATAAAGCCAGCGCCGAAGCGGTCCAAGATAGACTTCTTACGTTCACTGATTAGGGCTGAAGTGCTATACTGCTTACCGGAACCTTCGATACCTTTAAGTGTCATGGAGAATGCTGGGGCGTTTTCCTTCATATCTGACGGCAACATGAAGAAGGCCTGCTCACCTGCGTGGGCGTTAGCCGCATCCTGCATCAATCCTTCAACCATTTCAGCTTCTGGGCTATTCTTGTCGATTGCTGCCTTGTTAAGGATACTGGAAGGAATCTTAAGCTCAATGATCCCGCCGAGGTCCTTAGTTGCCCCGATGACTTCCAAGTTCTCAATAAGAACCTTTTCTCGGAAAGCGCGGTAACAACCAACTAGAGGTGAAACACCCATAGGGTTTGAGTCAGTACCACCAAAGCTCATGATCATCAGCTTGTTTGATGGGATAACCTTAGCACCAAGAGCGTTTGGATGCGAAGTGATCTCAGTGATATAGTTCATACTGGTAAATAAGTTCTCATTGGTTTTGAATGCAGACAGAGACTGCCTGATACCCACTACCAGATTTGACTCTTTACCGAATAAGAACGGAGCTTGTCGTGATAATGAAGCTTGTGGTCGGAAACCAAGACGTGCAATTCGGAATCTGCCAGCGTACTCACCAGTTTTAATCTTCTCGTAGACTTTCTCAAAGATAGAGAAGCCATACTCGTTAAAAGTGGCGGCGTTACGAGCAAACTGACGAAGTGTCCCGTCCATTCCCTTTAAGCAATGCTCTACAAACGCCGCTGCTTCCTTAGATTCATCCTTATCGCTGTGGAGAACCTTAAAGTCCTTGAAAGCTTTCTCTACGAAGGTATACTTGGAGTCAAGAGCGGCAGATACTGTAGCATCTTGCTTCATACATTCAACTGTGGAGATCATGTTGGGCCAACGAAGTTCGACCTCCATCATTTTGCTGGAATCTTCAGTGATTTGGGACATGGCTAAAGAGCCCATCTCTCCCATGCGTAAGCGACTAACAGATTCGCCCTCGCTGGTGGCCTTCGTCACCGATCTAGACCCAGCATACCCTTTTCTCTTAGCCTCTTTGAGGATCTGAGAACGACGGACACGGCTCTTATTTTTGTTTGCCACAGGATCTCCTAATGAATTATCTGCGGGCGTACATTGTCGGAGCGTTAATCTTCGGCATAGCAACAGCACGTACAACCTGATTCTTCTCTAGGTAGTTAATACCCGTAGAGACAGCATCCACCCAGTCATCCTTTCGGGTCGGTGTGGAAGGTGAACCATCGAAAGATTCAAGCTCTTTCATAAGTGCGTTGTATGTCGGAAGGTCAAACGAACTCTTAACGATGCTTACATGCCCGTTCTCTGCAAGAATTGCGAATGGGGTGAACTTAGTCACCTTTGCTTTGTTTGTCGGTGTTGGGTCCTTGTCTACAATAAAACCCTTAGACATCAACTCCCTAGAGGAAGTATCGAACTCAGAAATGCCAGCCTGTCCGGGGTCAATAGAGAAAATTATGACGCAATCTTCACCATCTCTTATTGCCTGTTTCTCAATAATTCCGTCACGGACTGCGGGGCTCTTACAGAACTTACCCTGCACACCCGTAGACCAATCACCGTCATCCACGTTCTCTGGAACATAATCACCGCTCAAGTAGTAGTGGTTATTGGTGTCCTTAGAAACCTTGATTCCTGCTGTAAAGTCAGGGGTCTTGTTACCAGTTGAACGGGCCTTTGCTGCCTTATCCCAAGGACGTACACTTTGAGAACCGAGTGGTACGCAAGGAGCATCCTTTAGGAAGCTACGGTGGAAGTATGTAGAACCTTTTGGGCGGGCATCCCAGTTACCGTGAAGCAACTGAGCCTTTGTTATCTCATCCAAGCCCTCTAGACGTGCAAGATAGCTGGGGTTGTTGATAAGCATTGGTGGATTGTCGTAGATTGTTGAACTGATAAAGGAAAAGGAGGAAGGCAATACCTTGTCTGGATCTCCACCACCGTACTTATCAATCAATTCCTGTCTTGTATCCCCCCAGATGAACTCATCGTCAATACGAATGAACCAACGGATAACGCCGTCACGTTCTGGGATTGGATATCCATCCTCGTCCAAGTACCAGTCAATCAATTCCCTTATTTTATGGTCAGGGTCTGGGTTACATGACATAACCATTCGGGACGGGTATTTAGAAGATGAACGCAAACGAGACATCATGTATTCGAGCTGTTCCCATTCAAACTGGGTGGCTTCGTCTACGCCTATAAAAGTAAATTCTAGGCCCTGAATGTCAAGCTTGTTCTTTACGTGCTGCATCGACTGCCACTTAACTTTAGCCCCGTTTGGGAATAAAGCTTCCATCTCATTCTCACGAAATCGTGGTTTAGAGTTGACATCGAGTTGGTTATAAATATCTTTAGCCTTGTCAAACAGACCACCTTGACCACGTAGCTGTGGTACTGATCGGCGGAACATGACACAGGCTGTTCGCGGGTCGTCAATAATAAACAGAGGCATTAACTGAAGCAGATAGGACTTCCCTGAACCAGCAGCACCGCCGATGATTAGAATCTCAGCGTCTGATTTAAGGATCATCTGTTGTTTAATACTGGCGGGAGCGAACGTGGCCTTAGCTGCCATGACGACTCCTTAGTGGGATTGGACAATATGGTGATTTTATCATGGAAGGGGGTAAATAAAAAGCCCCTATCATTTAGATAAGGGCTGGAGATCAGTTACTTGAATAGTTCTCGTATGAATTGCTGGAGCCGGATAAGCTTATCTTTGGTCTTCATCGCTTCTGCATTGTTATCATTGACGATGATATCAAGAGACTTTCCGTTATCAGACCCCCGAGGTAAAGCTTTAAACTCATCAGGTGACACCATAAGCGTTTCTGGAGGCTTAGCTGCAATGTCCTTCACCTTTACCTCTGCGAGCTGAATACGGGGGTCTGGTGTGCCGCTACACCCAATAGAGGAAACAATCATTAGTGCTATAATAAACTTCTTCATTGTTTTACCCCTAGACTCTCATTGTATGTGTCGATGAAAGTGTCATCGAGGCATTGAACCTTGGATTCAGGCTTATCACGGTACTCAATGACCTTCTTAGTAACTACCTTGACAACCTCTTCACGCTTTGAGGTGTCTTGCGTGGTAAGGACGTCAATTCGTTGCGACATATCTACGTTGCTTGCGTACAAGGTATTGATTTTATCCTTATACTCGCCAGCTTTCTTGATCCATGCGTTATTGGCCTTATTATACCCAGCATCGTAACTCAGAGTATGAATCTTATACCCTGAGAATAATAGAATACCGATAACAATAGCTGTAATCTGTAGACTAGCATACTTCTTAATCATCTCAAACATTCTATTCAATCTCCTCAATAAACTTACCTACAACCCAAGAACCTGAGTCTAAGTGCATGTTTGGACTACTCTCTTGATCATCTTCAGCTGAGATATTTAATGGGTCTTTTGCGGAAAC